GTTACTGCACCACCTGAAATTGTAGCATAAGCTAATGCTCCGGATCCTCCGCTTACAATAACAACATCTGGAGGATAAATATATCCTGTACCCCCATTAGTGACCGTTACTCCTGTAATAGATCCACCACTAACAGTACACGTAGCCGTAGCCCCTGTTCCTGTATTAGTTTGAGCGCATCCAGCATTTCTTTTATTGTAAATTACTGTAGCTATTTCTTCAGCTAATGCTGGGGTTATTGTTGTATTTGTAGTAACAACTACCCAAATTCCATGAGGTGCTACACCATAAGAATTAACGGTGTTTGTATCATTTTCAAAAACACTTGCGTATTCTACACCTGAAATTGAAAGCAATCCTGCATACAATCCTTGTAAGAATCCCTTGCTTGGGAGTGATACTGAAGATGCTCTGCGTATTCTTAATGCAGAATCAGACTCTTCTGTTTGCCCAAGTGAATTGTAAGTTAATGGATTATTAACAGAAGAAATACCAGATACCGATGTAGTAATAATCGTTATGGTATTTAAATTAGATTGTACTGGACCAGATAAGGCAGCTTGAAATAAAAGACTTTGAGTTCCAGTAGCAGTAAATTCGTAAGTAGTAACTAAATTATATAAATTGCCCTGTTGATCAGATACAGTAAATGGACTTGTTGGTTGTAAATCTAATCCATAAATTGTGGTTCCTGTTTGTGAACAAGTTACACTTATAGGTTGCTGAGTATAAGTAGGACCTTGTCTTATAACGCCATTAATAGCGCAACGAGCATCTAATATTGTTCCTACAGCAGTATCAGGATTAAACGAATTATAAACCTGTTCCCCATAAACTAATACATCTTCTTTTGACTGCGCAAAAATATTGATTAAATTGCTATCAGGCGAATTTGGATTAACATTAGCACCCGGAAATATTGTTAGATATCCGGGAAAATTAATCGTTCCATTCACAATCTCGCTTTGGATTTCTGTGAATGATTGGATTACTAGACCATTTGTATCTAAAGTATTAGGAATAAGGTTCGGAAAGCTGGAAATACGTCGCTAAACAGAGATCGTAGTCGAGCTAGTTACATTACTAGAATAAATCGTGGATACATTATAACTTAGGGTCAACTGTCTGGTGGAATTGTTAACTTCAGCATCAACAGAAGTTATAGCAGTTACCCCATAGCAGTTGGCTATAATGGATCTTGTTTGAGTTAAAATTGAGGCTTCGGTATTTAAACCACCTAATAAATTAATCCAATTAACGCCAAATGTAGGATTCCAAAAGGCATCATTCCAAAATACGGAAAGCGCAGTTTTTATGTTTAAAGCAATAGCATCATTGCCTGTAAGATAATTGCTTATTCCTTGACCAAACTGCCAATCTCCAGAGCCATTTGATATAGTAACTAATGGAATAGTCGTATAATCGCTACCGCCACCAGTTACGGTTATTTTGGTTATTTGACCGTTTAAGACAGTAGCAATTGCAGATGCGCCATAACCATTTCCACCAACTATTGATATAATAGGCGGTACGTTATAACCTGTTCCAGAATTCGTTACTGTTATGGAACTTACAGAATTTGCCGTTACCGAAGCAGTAGCTGTCGCGCCAGTACCACTAGCGGTCAAACTTCTGAAAATCATTAATGGTGCGCTCATTTAAGTAAGGCTAATACATCCGCAGCTAACAAAGGGATAGTAGTAGTTTGTACTGTTGTTAAAACAGTAATTTCTGGGGTAAATGCTCCAGCAGTCAATGATCCACCTGCGTTTAAAGTAGTTAAAGCTGCAAGTAATTGTGTATTAATTGCAACCAATGTATCTATTAAGACGTTAAAAGTCGTTAATAAACTAGTTACATTATTTTCTATCCCAATGCGCTCCCCATCTAAAGAGATCATGGGATCTAATAATCCACCGCCTCTTAATTGCACATCTGTCTGGGAATAGCTTGTTATTGGATTTTGAAACGACCTTAAACCCACAATAGCTACAGGATCGCTTATACTATGCATCCTTACTGTGTTTGGAGCCACATTAGTTTCTCCATTTATAAAGTAATTTTGCATATCCCTATCTAAAAATATAACTAAACAAGTATCTCCAGCATCTATAGGAAACGTCAAAGTTCCCCCACCCCCACCTAAACATACAACAGGTACATTGTATAATTTAGGATAATTAATTGTAACAGGAGTTGGGGTCGTAACAGAAGCTGGACTAGTTTCTGTTGTGGTATTAGTAGGTGAAGGGGTTGTTTGTGTATAATTTAAAACAACTTTGGTATTAATACTAATAACAGCAGTTTGATTTACTGGATCAAAGCTATCTATAGTTCCTACTTGTGCACAATGTAACGATGCAAATATTTGCTGAGTTAATTGATTAAATAAAGTTCTTAAATCTGGCCTTGGTTTGGTCAGATTTGGAACTACTGATGTTGTGCTATTAGGAGTAGCCATATCAAGAAGGTAAAGCGGTTTGTGCTATAGGATATGGTATCACGTTTTGACCAAAACGATATAATAAAACTGTCGTAATGCATTGACCATTTACAGAAGGCGATATGATACCCTCGTGATAAACTCCATAAACTGGATATACGCCATTAAATTGGGAATTATCTTCGCTTGTTAATTGAACCAACTGACCAATAGTCAATGTTGGTTGAAACAACATTTTACATTCTAAGTATCCACTATCGGAAGCAATCGGTATATCCAACAATCCTGTTGATGAACTGATTTGAAAATATTGTGAACTACTGTTTACGTAAAAGCCTTCGTTTGCACTTAATATTTTTAATTGTCCATTATCAATGGTTACATTGGTTCCGGGCGGTACTATTTTTTGTAATTCGTACAATGTAGGGCCACAAAATGAAGGGTAATTAGTAAATATATTATCTAAACTTTTTCCTATTATTGGAGCTGTTGTAGTTCCTAATAAATCAGAGTTTAATAGTTCAGCTACTTCTGTTATTGATACTTGCTTGCTTCCGCTTGTTGGAATTGCGGTAAAAGATGAAAAGCTATTTGCAGAAGTAAATTGTAAGTCTTGGCAAGTAAGTTCAGTAACAACATTTGTCCTGCCTTCACGATAACTTCTAGCCATTAAAACATTACCCCTGAACATTAAACCTTGTGGACCATTTTCGTATCCCCCTCTGAAATCAATAGGCATCCATGTAGAAGTATCGTAATAATTTTTAAACAATTGATTACGATGCGCCTCACTTAAATTATAAAGCTTAAATGTACCTGTTTGTGTACCTGAACAAAATTCTCTTCTTATGCTAAATTGGCAACTTATAGGAAGCTCAATATTTAGTAACTGGGAATGTAATGAAAAACTTCCTTGATCTGGAGTAATTCTTGCATTGTTTACAAGTGGAGTAAAAGAAAACCCATTTGGTCCCGATGTTTCAGGACTTACTGTGTACGGACCAGTAAATGGACCAGTACCAACTTTTAAAGTATATGTGCGGTTATATTTCAATTTCCTACAAATACTGTGTTTTCTATAGCCTGTACTTGAGCCTGCGTAAGAATAATTAATCTAGCATAACCGCTAGAGAAATCGTCCAAATTCATGGGTTCATATCCATCAGAAGTTACACATCCTAAACCAAATGGAAGAACATATTTGTACTGTCTTAAAAGATTTGGAAATACTGTAACTCTATTTCCATTTACTTGAAAATTAGGTGTAGTTCCAGTCCAAGACAAATCAATAAACCAACCCTGCTGATTGTTGCTATAATACAAAGATATATTTGCATTTGTACCATCACCTATAGCGATAACAAATGATTGCGTGGGATTGTTTGTTATTCCTGTAAGATATTGCATGTTATATCCATCCCGATAAGCTATTTAAAAAGTCTTGTGCAGCAGGACTGTCTGTTGATTCTAGTGAATCTAAAAAGTCATCTAATTCAGCAGATGAATCTGTTTGTATAGCAACTGCTATATCATTGTCTGGATTATTTAATTCTCCTAATGCGCTTTCTAATATGTCATTAATAGAAGAACTTAACCAATCTTGAGCAATTGCTTCTACTTGTTGTACATTAAACGATGAAGTACCTAATGTACCAGCATCCACACCTTGATCTGCGCTAGTAATATCTTGTGAAGTTCCAGCAATGCCAATTTGACTAGCTTGTGAAGCTCCTAATATTCTTACCTTTTTAAACGTAACAGTAAAATCAGTTACGTTTTGCGTAATTTCGCTTTGTATAGGTTCGCACGACTCAATTGCCATGCTAGTAAAAATTCCCCAAGGAGTTTCAACTGTAAACAACTGCCTACCTTGCCATAAAGAGTAAAGATAACCAAATATTAATGCCTGTTTATTATTAGGGGCAGAAGCCGTAGCTAAATAATACTGATAAGCGTTAGTTTGAGATGTTGTGGTTAAAGTTTGTGTCGTGCTTATAGACTGAGACAATGCTTGCTGTGCACCCGGAGTTAACTGTGGTTGCATTGCACCATTAGCAGGTAATGGATTTAAAGTCTGAGTAATAGGTTGGCTTATTGTGGTTCTATTATAAACCAAGTCGCCAGTAGAACCTTTCAATGTTATTTTTTCAGGATATAAAGCAATTTGATCATGTATTGCTGTATTATCTTCTAACCAATGGTCTGTAATTTCAGATTTAAGTTCTATTCTTTCTTCGCCACGTACATCAAATACCATTCCGCCAATACCAGAAGGCAATGGCGATGGATAAACAAACATTGCGTCTTCTGCTGGTTGTTTAAGTAAAAGCGTAGTAAATACGCTCGTTCCGTCAGATGGTATTAGGTTGTTTGCCATATTACTGTTGGAATGATGTTTGTGCTGATACTAAACCATATTGATCAAATACGTTAGATAGTACGCTACCAGACATTTTTGCTAATTCTTTATGATCTGATCCACCATTAAAGTTTTGAGTTACAGTCACATTATTATTTCCACCATATTGATTGGAAATTGGACTTACGCTACGACCATCAGACAACAAATCACTTATAGTCTTTAATGCTGATTTTGTATCAGTTGATCCTATTGAGGTATTAGAAAATGGAGATTTCCCATAAATAAATTGATTAATCCCTTCAACACTTTGACTTTCATCTAATACAGGAGCTGGTTCGGCAAATGGTTTTAAAAGATGCTCTACAACCCAAAGTGCAGCTTTTTCAAAAGGCAACATTGCTTCACCTACGTTTTTAGCAATTTGACTCCATAAAAATGCTATCCTTTTTTGTTCTTGATATAATTCATCGTAAGATTGAATTGTAGCATCTGTAGCAATATATCCTTCAGTTCCTTTTTCAGGATTAAATTCATTTCTTCTTAAAGTGTTAGCCATTTCAGGAGTTATCCCCAATGCTTGTAATTGTGTGCTTACAATTGCAGCATCTACACCCTTGGCTTGTTTTGCTCTATCTTCTAATCTCTTAAACAACTCTTCTGTTGTCATATCGGGAGTATAAGATATTCCCAATAAATTAAATGCTTTTATAAATTCTTTACCCTGACTTGTTTTAATGGCTATTTGAATCTTATTTAAATTCTTAAAAGATTCTGTTACTTCATCAGCAGCTACACCAAATTGAGCAGCAGCATTTTGCCATTTTTGAAGTACTTGTACCGAAATTCCGGTTTCTAAATTAAACTTTTTAAGTCCTTCACCTGCTTTTAATGAAGATTGTACAGAAGCTACTAAACCACCACCTATTAATCCAATAGCGGAAAAAGCTACTAAAGCATCTAAACTTAATTCACTAAATGCTAACGCAAGATCCTTAACTGTAGAGCGACCCTGCATTAAACCAACAAAACCTTTAATTTGTTGTTTATAAAGTTTTTCTTCTTCTAATCTTTGAGCTTGTAATCTTTTTTGCTCTTCTTTTTGCCTATTTTTTTTCTTTTTTTCCCCTTCGTCTTCCTTGCTTGCAGTAGCTTTGTATTTATCTAATGCAGGAATAGTTAATCCTTCTGCACTTGCTTTAACTTTAGCCAAATTCTCAGCAAGTATGCCTGCCTGCTTTGCAGCATTACTTAAAGCTGTCTCGATTCCTTCAAGTTTGTCTTTATCATCAATCTTGAAGCCAATCTTAACAAAGAAATCTGCTATACTTGATCCACTCACAGTTTATTGTCCTTATTTAAATGATATTCTGTATCAGTTATTTCTGCCTGACATATATGAAAGTGCCATGCGTCTAATACTAAGTCTGAAGGCATGCTCAATATTTCTTGAACAGTACCAACTCCTTTAGTGTTTAACTGTAAAGCTATCCTGACTTGTGGCTCTAACGTATCTATTACTTTTGCTCGTTTCCAGTTATGATCCCGCTGGGGATTGATGACTTTGATACGAGGTTCGCGAAAAAAGGGACTATGTTTAAAGTAGCCACCTCCCAAGCTACAAGAAAATAATCACCGCGATTATGTTCAGGTTCAAAAGTTAGATTGGTTATTCTTGTAGCGTTAAAATCTTTAACACCCTTGTAAGTGCAAGAAAACATACATTTCTTGATGGCCTCTTGTACTTGTTCGGATGTGCCGACTTTAAGAACGATGTCTTTAATATTTGAAGCATCCATCTGAAACAGGGAACTGAGATCAAACCCAGTTCCTTGCCCAAATGGAACTCCAATAAGTTCCTTAAAGACTACGTTAGTTAATTTCATTCCGTCCTCAAATGGAGCTATTTGAAATCCAAGAACGGAACCACTAGACAGGGGGATGTCTTTCATGGCTATTATGAGATGCTACGTTGACCTACTGCGAATTTAAATTTCCAAATCGTTACGCCTTGATCGGTTTCACCTTCGATGTTGCTTTTTACTTCTGGGATCATTGTTGGAACGCCACCAGTACAAAGATAAACATCGCTTTTAACATTGCCCTGACCATCACCGATACGCTTTACAAGTTGTAAAGTAATGAGAGGGAAGGTTGGAGGATCTTGAAAGAATAAGATTTGTAGTGAATTGATAAAAGCATCATCTGCGCTACCACGAAGTATGCGAAGAGTGCCTTCAACTAGGTTACCCATTGCGCTGTAAGCAATGAGGGTATTTCCGTTTTTGCCGGGTTTTAAAACACCAGTTTCATTAGGAAATGTAAGGGTTCCGATGTCGCCATCTGCAAAAGCAGTTAGCTGGCGACCTGAAAGGATAATGGTATCATTACCACTTAGGGAGATGCTATTACTCATGGTTTATAGATTAAGGATTGATGTAAATGATTCCATTAACGCTTTGGATTGCACCAGCATATTTAACACCGATTTGAATCAATGGAGCTGTACGACTTGCGCGCTGTGATTGGACTTGTTGAGAAACAGGTTGTGAATAAATGTAGTAACCAAAGTTAGCTATGTTTTGTACTAATGATACTGGATCACCAAATGTTGATGCAGTCCATGCACCCGGAGCTAAGAAACTATTTGTTACTGCTTGGTTTAAAACTGTAGCAATAGCACCCTTTAATGAACTCATGCCTGATTCTGTTTGTGGAATCTTGGTAGGAGTTTGAGCTAGGAAGTTAAAGGTAGCTATTTGTAATGCACCCAACAACCAAGTCATATTGTAAACATTATCAGAATATCCGTTACCGCCGGTTGATACTGTTTCAGGCAAACCTTGAATTGAAGTATAGAAATCAGCACCAACTGTCTGACATTGTGTATAGATTGTTTGAGTAATACCAGTATCTACAGTAAAACCAGTTCCGGGTTGAATACCGGTTAACTGCTTTAGATTCATTGTAATCGTCGTATTTGAACCATAGAAATTGGTTGATAATAGACGAGAAGCATAAGCTGCTGCAAAATAACGAGCACCTTGTGCGCTTAATGTATAAAGCAAGTTTCTTGTTTGTTGTAATGTTGATTGCTGAATTTGATAGCAAGTACCACCAGCGTATAAATCTGAAATATTGCTTGTTGGAGCAAATAAAAGATAAGGAGTAGTTGCTGATTGAACTAATGTGGCAGCAGCTAAGATTTCTGATGTAGATGGTTGATAGCCTGCCCAACATACACCGCCAACATAAGTTAATTGTGTAAATGCAACTAATGCTGTTGATAATGTATCAACACTTGTCATTGGGTAAATGAGAAGTTGTCCACCACCTGAAATAATATTAGGTGTTTGAGCAAATACCTCTTCAGCCATGTTATATGTTTCGGAATTTGTACCGAAATCAGCAGCAACTGCTAAAGCATTTATATAATAACCAATTGTGCTTCCAACAACAGCAGTTGGTGCTGTAGCATATCCAGAACCACCGCTTACGATTGTAACAGTATTAATTGAACCACCAGAAATGGTTACTGTTACAACAGGAAGAACTATTGTTTGGTTTGTAGCAGCAGTACCGCCAGTAAAATATACTGATGGAACTGTAGTATAATTGCTACCAGCAGCAGTTATGGTAACTCCATTAACAGCACCACCTGATACCGTTGCTGTTAATATAGCACCATGACCATAATTTTGGTTTGGTGTTTCTTTAGTTAAAATACCTAAAGAGTTTACATTATATGCAGGTACTCCTGCACCCGGTGCTGACACCGTGAAGTTGACGAAGTTATTTATTGATAATGACATAATTTAAACGATTAAATGTTTGGGATTATTTCTATGCCTTGATATTGATCGTAATAGTCAACAGGAACTGTACGTCCATACGATGAAAGAACATTAAGGGTGAATGCATACCGATTTAAACGAGAAGCTCCTTCGCCCATAGATACGTCATTGTATGTTCTGGGTTGGTTAGCTATTTTAAATCCGTATTTCTCTTGTATTTGTTCAGATTGAGTAGAATTTAAAGCAAACATAATCTCATGCCTACGAGCACGAGCATCATTGTTTCTCGACATAATCTGAATAGAATAAACCTCTTGGGTGTTTTGAGTTTGTACCTCATTAAACACTTCAAGTTCTGGCTGATTCAATTCTGGATTAGGAACATAATCTACTTCATATGATACGCTATTGGCATATAGATTTTCAGCTACAATACCAATGGCTACAAAAATGCCATCATCAGGCGGTATAGGAATTCGTTGATTATAGGTAACAACATGATTGTTATCTAAACCAAGCTGATCCCTAATCAGCTTAACTAAAACAGTAATAATTTCAGGTTTCGGTGGCACTTGTATAATCCTCCACCAATTTGTATTTATAGTACCCGAAATTCTGCCATTGCCATTTATGCATTACGCGATAAGGCATGGAATTGATAATAACTTGATCGTTATTTTGAAGATTTGGGTCAGTAACGCAGAAAAGATTATAGTGTCTCCAAGAACGCTCACCTTCCCACTTTAACTCAAGTTTTTGGCCTTTTTCAGGAGTTAAAAATCCTTGAGTTTTAAATTCGCGAGAAATCGTTACTGCATCGCCTTCTTTTACCCTTACGCTATTAATAAGCATAAGCATAGGCTGTGCCCAGCCTTGCACCGTATAACGAGCTTGTGGGGCTGTATTCGTGTGTGTAAGGTTACGTGTGCCTGCTCCTACAATAGGACCATTAACTACTGGAAATTGGACAATAGGGTTAATCATTTGATCACCTCATATCCAAAAGAGTTTTCTAACTGGCCTGTATCAATAAGTGGTTTATTGCTATAATTACCTTTGTTGATACGCATCATAGAAGTCATATAAGAAATAGGATTCCATTTCCTTCCAATACCAGATACGGCAAAATTGTTATGAATTATTTCTACAGATTGCATACCTAAAAATTCACTCATATCACCTAATGGGTCTAAACTTTCTTTAGTAGGTGTATAACTTTGAGCTTTTTTAGGTAATTCAAGTGGTAATGCAACAGTTACTATAGAACGAGCAGGAACCTCATATGTGGTTTCTTCGCCCTTTGAATTATAACCTTCTGTTGTGCCACCAAATTCATGTAGGTGTGCCAACTTTGAATTTGATTCTCCATCACTTCTTGAATCTTTTGCAGATAAAACCCCAACTTTAACAGAAACATTTTTTTCAATGTTTTGTAAAAGCGTTTTCAGGTTTTTGATATCAAGTTTGATTTCGGTATCCATTAGTTCGGCAATGAAACTCGCGGTGCTGCAAGCACGTTTGCGATTAGTTGTGGGCTTATGATTTGTATATACATTGCCCCATACCGTGTTTTACTGAAATGGGAAAGCATAGGGTCTTTTGCAACCTTATCTGGAATCTGAAAACTTTCAGTTACAGAATCTATGCCTTTAGCTGTAGTTAGCCAACTGTATTGGCTACCCATACCCTCTTGGGCTGCAAGTAGCTTTTCCACTAATTGGTGTGCAGCTAAATAAAGGAACGCTCTACTAAACTCTGCTTGGTTTGTAAAAAGAGCCTGATTTACATTAAACTGAGCATCAAATATGGCTCCATTGATGTCGTAATCTGTGACTTTTGTTAAATCTGTATTATCTCCAGCACCACCTGAAATGGTAATGATTGGAGGTAATCCATAATTTGAACCGCCAGTAACTACTGTGAATCCTGTTACAGATCCACCAGAAATACTTGCAGTTGCAGTTGCGCCTGAACCCTGATCTCCCGGAGCCGCCCCCACCGAGACAGAAGGGATGGAGGCGTATCCAACCCCTCCAGCTCCGAGAGAAATTGAGGTTACAACTCCTCCGCTAATGACAGCAGTTCCCGATGCCCCATACGCAGGTACTGCATAGGGGAAGTCACGCTGGAATTGCGATTTGAAGTCACTAACGGATGGAATGGTGAATGACACAATTAAGAGTTCTTGCTCTTACGAGGTTTAGCATTTTCCTCAAGAGACTTCATCATTGCTTCGAGATTTTTAATTCTCTCATTCAATTCTGTATTTTCTTGAGATAACGATTCTACTTTTTTTGTTGCCTCTTCAATGGCGGAATCAACGCCTTTCATATGTTCCATAGAATTAGCGTACACAATGAACTCAGGAAACATCTTCGTCCATTTTTCCGCTAAATCTGCTGGTACATCTTTGAACTCACCACCTTCGATTTTCCATTTACCATGAGTAAATGAACCGAATTTGTTTTTGTTCTTATTGAAGATACGAACGAGCTTTTCTTGTGGAATTGCCGGTTCGGAAGCGACCGCCTTTGTGTCTGCTTGATTGGCTTCTAATGTTAGCATTTTTGTGTGTGGGTTTAGGTTAAAAAACTAGCTTCCAATTAGTATTGGAAGCGTAGAACTTCAAGGTTACGATAAACAACTGTACCGGTATATTGACCATAAGCTGTATCCGAGAACGCAAAGTTGTTCAGAGAATTTGCTTGTGTGGTTGTATATGGTACTGGGATATCCATACGTAGTGATTCTGAATCATCGCGGTATAGCATGTAATAATGCAGACCAGCAGGATTATTTGCAGCATCACAATAAGCGAGTGGCATAATCTTAAAGTCTTTTTCCATTGGAGCTACTGCCATTTGGAAAGCTTTAGTTAGATACTCGATTAATGGTACTGGATATGTACCAACTGTGCCTGTTGTTAAAGCAGGAAGACCAGTCCAATCGCTATATGGGATAACAAAACGATTTGGCATCGCTGTGCTATTCGTGTTTGCGAAGTAAGTTTGGATTAGGGTCGTTACAAATGTCTGTAAACCTGTAGCATTTAATTGGCTAATTGGGCTAGTGATTAAGCTGGTGTTGGTATTGATACTTGTATTCGTGAGTAAGCCCGGAATACGTGTATCGGAATCAGAACCTAAGAAGGCAATCTTTTGAATACCAAGATCCCAGTTCTTTTTACGAGCTGCGTGCTTGCGTTCAATGATATCCCAGTTGTTAGCACGTAATGCTTGTTCAACGTCGAAGATTGTGTATTGGATGCCCTTTGCCCAGTTTTGGACATAAGCACTTACACCATCAACTGCAACGTCAACAGATGCTAAACGAGAATCAGATGCGCCTGTACGTAAGTTACCTGTTTCAAAACCATCAGCAACTTCGTATGTACGATTTGTTAAGATATCAGCTGCAAATGCACCATCACCTACAACAACAGGAAGATAATCAGCAGGAGCTACTGTATAGAATTTCTGTTCAGTTAGCTGCTTTTTGATGTATGTTAATGTGTCGATAGCAATCTGGTAACCAGTTGCTGAATCAGCAACATCCCCTACTGCATTAAGACGTGCATCGATTTGACCGCTTGAATTGTTGCCATCAACAAAAATTGAGCGACCACTTACGTGACGTGGTGATAAGAATTGAGCTTCACAGACTTCGTTATTTCTAACGATTTCAAATGATTTTGGCTCATAACCGGGTTCTGCGATTTTACCTGTACCGCGAAAGAAAACGCTATTCATATTATTAAGTTCCTTTTAGTTAAAGTTTCTAGGCGGTTGATTAAGGAGCGATTGTTACGTTACCAGTCGAGTTGTTATAACCCGTGGTTACTTTAACAGAGATTAATTGGTTAGCACCGCTTGCTTGTGTAAGAGCAGTACCAATTGTGTAATCACCAGCAGTTGTATCAGCAGCAACAGTAGCATCATTTGTTGAAGTGCTTGGGTTAGTTACTGAAACACGCTGACCACGATTTACAGCAGCAGAAGTTTTAAGTTGGATAATATTGCCGATACCAGCAACTTCAACTTGAGAACCTGCGCTATAATAATTTCCGCGTAAGTTGTATGAAATGACACCATAAACTGGGCCATCTGAAGGACTGGAACAAACATCAACGATGATTTGTGAGCCAGTATTAGCGATCAACTTAACTGAGCAACCTACTGCAATAACTGCTGCGGTTGTATTTGGGTTGATTTGGCAAGTTTCCGTGTCAATGCCGGGTTGACGAGCAACCTGACCGATGACCGGAGTCTGCGTGAACTGATTTTGGTTTAATGCTAGATTAGACATGACTTATCTATTTATTGGTTGTTATCAGATTTTGCTCGAAGGACTGCCGAACATGGCCTTCCCTTTTGCAATCCGGTCTGAAATTGACCCGGAACTATTTGAACGAGAAATTTGTTGAATTGCATTAGCTTGAGCTTCTGCAAGTGCGCGGAATGAAGAATTAGCGCGTTCTTTTGCTGCTGCATTAGCGCGATCTAATTCAGTTTGTTTTTCATCTTCTACTTTTGCTTCTGTTGTATTAGGACGGCAGTTTTCGCCAATTGCTTTTTCTTTTGGCTCTACGATTTCTTTAGAAGTTTCTGTAGTTTTGCTTGCATCATCAGCATGAGCGCGAGCTAGGTGCATAACGCCCGGAGAGCAATCATCGCGATGAATTGGAGCACTTGGAGCAACATGCGTAGCGTGAATTGCGCCACCATGATGTTGTTTATAAGCGTGGATCAAATGACCTACGTTATAACGGATGCCTTCATGCTCAATATGATCATCGTGATGTACTGAGTGGCACATATTATCACGAGCAATTTCTACCATCTCTTGTATGGTAGCCGATTTGCCATCACCGATATCGATGCGAGCAGATGGAGCAAGTTCGCTAAACTGCTCCGTTTTTTCTTGTTTAGTCAGCGACTTAATCCATTGGAACGGTTTCATAGTTTGTATTTTTTTGGAATTTAACCTTATTTCAGCATCTTCAAATCGTGGCCTTTGGTCAGGCGGTACAATTGCAAGATGATGGAATTTAAATTTTTTGATTTCACGACCGAAAGGGATGTTATGCCATGTACCTCCGGGACCAAAATCTCTGCTGTTCAGTTTTGTTCCTACTGATACGCCTTTGTGTTTAGAAATCATGTCACGAGCTTGCTCGTTATCGACAGAACCTTCACAAACAAACCAACCCTTCTCAGCGTCGTATTCAGCATGATCGACATAGCCAGTTGCTACGTCTTTAAAATCCGTTATGGTAGTTGGAATATGCCCTATTGTTAATGGGCAACCAATTAATGTCTCAAGTGCTTCGTCGATTGTTTCTTTTTTGATCAACTCGACATCGCCACCTTGCACGTCCTTGTAATTAACAAGGCCGGGTTCCATAAAATAACATTTAAATCGCTTTCCAGAAGCGACTAAGTTGACACGCTCAGTAAAGATGAGTGCATCATCTTGTGAGGTGTTGGATTCGATTATTGGTTCAGTAAGAGTCAGACATAACAGGAAGGGTTACGTCGGAACTGCCAATCAGGGCAATTTGGGACTCTAACCGATTTAATCTTTGTTTGCGCTGTTTTATACTTGAGTCAAGCCTAGCTCGCTTTCTTTCAGAACTTTGTATATCGTCAAGAAGTGCTTTATGATTAGCTTTAAGCTGAAATATGGTGAGTTGCTGGTCTAATTTCATACTAAAACACCCTCTTCTTTTAAGGTATTTGATAGTGTTAAAATGATTTTAGCCGAACAACGGCAGTTGTAATCCTCGCCCGGATGCCCTCGTCTGCCAGTATTTAAATCAACAATTGGAGGATCATCCCAATCAAAAGCCTTACCTTCTAGCCTTTCATGGCTATGTCTTACCCTGTTATCCATCTTGGTATTCCAGATGTATCCTGAACTGCCTAAAGCTTTTGCTCTTTCTTTTATGTACTTTGATACAAGAACCGAAGCATGTTGTGCCGATAATTGATTAGCCTGTTTTTTAGCAACGCTGTGATAAAGCCTTACGCAATCTTTTAGTTTATCGGTTCTGCCATTAAATTTGGTTTCATTGTTTATTATGCATTTATTTAAATCCTTTATTATCCTAATTGCATAATCCTTAACCGAAATCTCTAAAGACTCCATTAACTCTTCTGCTATTTGTTTTTTAATGCTATCCGCCAATTCTAAAGAACTATCTTCAAACTCAGACTCAATAGGAATACTTTTATCTACAGCATTTTTGACATTATCAAATAAGTTATAAACAAATGGCATCATTACCAGACCCATTGTTTTTGTATCTAATATATGGTTTAAAATAATTCCTAAAAGACTAATTGATTTTTTATGTAATTCCTTAGCTTTTGCTTTGGAACTAATAAGTGCCGATCTTAATGAATACGGCATTTTATCCATAGAAATCTTAAAAGTGCCACTATCGGTATCAAATTTAGCCCCTAAATTCCTAAGTTCTTTGCTTATTTTGGAGTTTAATTGTCCATAAAAAGTATCACCGACATACCAAATAGAACCTGAATTTAAAGCTGCTACCAATGCAGATTCTACAACTCCATATTTGGAAACGTCAGAATTCTGCCTATCAACAAACATTTTTTCATCTTCAATAATGTCATTTAATGGCTTAAAAATGACATCATCCATCCATGAAATAATTTCCTGTTCCAATGAAACAGACCACCTTTCTGGGTAAACTAATGGTTCAATAGTTAATTGCATTAGTCGTTTACCAGAATTTTCTTTTTAGCTTCTGAATTACTTTTTGCTTTTCCGAAATCTTTTTTAGCCCCTTCGATGCCAGATTTAGCTTTTTGTTTATCAACTTTTAGCTTCATCATCTCGATAGGCTCAACATCGCGCACTCCTGTGAGTACATCGGTATCAACACCAAGTAATCCTTCGATTTTAAGTTCTTCGCTAGCTTCTTGAGCAGTTGAAAGACCAGCTTCAAAGCGTTCCATGATGCGTGTTTGCTTTTTGGTCTTAACATCTTCTGCTTCGTTACCACTAAGAACGCGCAATGGCTTCCAAGTAATGTCTATTTCTTCTGGAATGAAACCAAATAGCTGTTGGCAACGTAAGCTAACAACATCGAGAATTGCAGGAGTCATTTCCTCGCGCAATCCTTCGACAATTGAGTTATAATTTTCTAAAGAGTCTTCGCCTGAACTGAAGCCTCCGGACGATTCACCAAATAATTTATTCTTAGGGATTTTGAGTGCCGCGCACAGGTTTAGGCGAAGTTGTTCCCAGACATTTGCAAGTCCGGTAAATATAGCACCAAGATTCTTTTGCTCATAATCATCATCCGCATCCATAACGATTGCGTTTTGATAATTCTTTAATTGATTTTGGAGAATGATTGCTTGTTGAACACGCTGTGTAGCGGTTGAAGAAGCAAGAGAGGTGTTAAAACCTTTCATTTTCCAAACGTCTATCTTGGCTTCATCTAATAACTCAAAAATAAGATTCTCGAATTTTAAAAATGAGTTTACGGCACGAATACATTGTTCCATTTCTGACATACCCCAACCTTGCAGACGAAGGCGAATGTATGATGGTGCTTCTGCCCAAATAAATTTTACTACGCGAGATGCGTGTAATGGGTATCCATAATAATTATACGGAATACCATTTTTATAATCAAATATGTTTAAATTAGATAAAATTAATTCCCATCTATCAGCAGGAATAAATACCAGAGGGGAATCTGGTCTAATAGCCTCAATATCTAATTCTTTTTGAAAATCTTGATCTGTATTAACAATAAGTCCAGATCCACCATACAATCTGCCCCAGTAAGCCAAATGCTTAATAGCTGAAATATCAGAACGAGCAAGATTCGCGCACGCATTATAATTTACCCAGCCACCAATTGTCTTAGAAATCTTACGCATATCATGCTGGCTGCGATTGCGTGACATGACGCGCTGAAGCTGAGTAATTTCTTCTTGTGAAAGTTCAGGTGCTTTAATCTGAAATCCACCACGCATAGCATCATCAACCGGCTGACATACTACCGTTCTAAACAATCCCTGAGTCATATAAGAATATGACAAAAGAATACGATTTAAAGAAAGTGGTACGTAAGCATTAGCATTAGCTAATGTGTAAGGTTGTGAAATTGTTTCTGGTGAATAAGGATAACCAGCAAATTGACCTTGGAAATTTAAACCCTGAACTAATCCAGAATAGCCACCCATTGAGTTATTTAAACGATCAATATTGTTTGCTTGTTCTTTAATTGAAGCCAGCTCGCTATTAAATTTCTCAATGATATCGCTTCCAATACCATTTGGTATGGAATTTTCACGATCCATTATTGGGTTTCCGTGCTGGTCTAAAATTGATTTCACGCATTTACGTCATTGACCCTTTGAGAATTTAAGGCAACAAAAAGATATGCCTATCCCCCACAATGAGATATTCGGCAAGCATGTTAAGGCTTCCGAGCGCGATCCTAAAGTTGTATTCGTTGGTGTTCCAATGAACGGTTCCCTTAGATGGGAAACCTCTCAGATATTAGCGTATCTGAGTCATAATGAGATTAATGGCTATAAGTTTATAGTCCGTAAAATTGGCGGTTTTGGTTTAGCCAAAGCGCGCAATGCTTTACTTTGGTTAGCCAGACAAACACCAGCTAGTCAGGTGCTTTGGATAGATTCTGATATTAATGCAGGGCCACAACAGATTGAAAGAATCCTATCTTATGATGTGGATATGGTTGGTGGAGCGTATCCTAAAAAACAAATACCGCTTTCTTGGGTAGGAGAATTTTATAGTAATGACAGAAATGAAAAAGGTTTATTGCCTGCAATGTCTTTAGGCACAGGTTTCCTTTTACATAAAATGCGTGTAATCGACATGATTATCGCACATTTTCCAGAAATTGCTTATTACTCAGACGAAGATTCTGGCCCATTTAAACCTAAAGACGTTATGCATGATGTTTTTAGTATGGGAGTTATCGATGATGAATGGTTTGGGCAAAAATATCCAAGATACATTACCGAAGACTATTACCTATGCTATAGATGGCAAAAGTGCGGTGGTACTGCATGGCTTGATCCCGAATGTCAGCTTGGACATATCGGGACTACAGACTTTTTACACCTCAACGGAAAGTTAGAGGATATGAAAGATGAGTTAAATAAGTCTAACTCTGCGCTACAACATGCATTGTCGAAGACACCGATTGCTGGGCAAAGGGATTTGTAACAGGCGTTAATTCGACAGGTGTAATAACAAATTCTCCGGGGACGTCTTTACGATTGTCCCCATATTTCATTTCATAATCGAAGTAAGCAGTAGTCATCCATGCTGGATGTATGTTTACATCGAGTAATGTGTTTTTTGACCAAATAGTGGAAGGATCAGCATACCAACCACGAACAAAAATTGGTCCACCATTAGGATTTGTACAGCTATCGAAACTAATGCCACGAGTTTTTGGGCGTTTAATCTGATCATAGATAGAATAATCACCAAGTAGCACGTCATTGATAGAGCAACGTATAAACTCAACATTGAATACGCCTGCTTTTAAACCGCAGTCACAGTATGAACTAAGTTCTAATGAGCTTTTAACTTTTTGGCGGTATTTGCCTGTGTTTATGAATTTGCAGTCGGTAAATACAATATTACCACCCCTGACTTGATCGTAAGCACGTTCAATACCATCAATAAAAGTGCAGTTA